AACAACGTCAGGACTTGCAAAACTTGAAGAAACCCATTGACTACTAAAAGTACTATAACCAGTATTAATTAAAGCTCCTGTTTGTGTTGAATTACGCCTTGCATAGAATTGACTATTAGCTATTCCCGTCGTTCCTAACGTTAGATATTCTTTTGTTGGTGGTATTAATTGACTTTTATAATATGCACTATCTAAGTAAGTAGAAGTCCATGTATAACCTGCGGCTGCGAATATCTTAGCCATGTACTCACGCTTGTATAGTTGAGGTCTCATGTGTTTAACATGATATTCAACATCAGTTAGTATTTGGTTTTCGCCCCAATTAATTAATCCGTAATAGTAACCAGAGCCAATAACACCCGTTACACTTGTTGCAGGAATCCAACTATTTGTTACATTAGCTTTAGTTAACGAATGATTATAAGCACTAAAATCTAAATCAGTTAAGTAAGCATCGCCAATGGCTAAAAACAAATTGCCAATAGTTCCCGTTGCTGTGGTTTGGTAGTTTACCGTTTTACTATCAGGGTCAACAATTACTTTTATTAATTGCAAATCACCATCTAACTGCAATACCTCATTAACGTAATACTTTATCTTACATTTTAATCGAGGGTCAAAAGTAGTTAGTGTACTGTTTAGTTTCCAAATAACTCTAAAGAATAAATCTACGTCTTTAGAATTAAAGTTTATTGTTTTAGAAAAGGTTGTATTTCTTTTACTAGGGTCTTTAACGTCTGCTATTAAATAGCTTAACGATAAAGGTATTTCCTGAATATAACTTACGTCGTATTCAACACCAGCTTGGTCATATAATAATACTTTTATGTTAGCCACGCTGTCTAAAGTTTTGGTGAGTATAATCTAAATCAATTTGATAGTTTCTTAGTCTATCTGTATTCTTAGTAGTGTAACTTGTTTGTGTTACCTTAACCCCTTTGTAAGTTGTTGTGTTGCCAATATCTAAGCGTACATCGGTAGAAGTAAACAAATCTTTATGCAAGGCAAATTCAGCATCTGTTAACCAATCGCTATTTAATTGTAGCTTATCTTGAATGGTTACTGATTGTATCTTTTCGCTATTCAAAGCAGGATCTAAAGTCATAACGTTAGATATTAATGACCATCCACTCTTTCTAAATGATGTTGTAGTTTTACTACTCGATAAAGTAGCAGCTAAATTGCAATGTAAAGTTTCATAAGAGCCATTAGCTTTTAAATAATGTAAAGTGTAAACCTCAAATTTAGGATTACATTCTATTGTTATATTTTTGATAACATCATTTGTGTCACCATTCTTAATAACATAAGATGCAACGTTAGAAGTAATGATAGGATATGTGCCACTATTAACGGTAACAAATGGGGCTGTTATTCCTAACAAGCCTTTATAACCAACGTCAATGGCAACGTAATTATCAGAGAATAAACCCGTTCCGGCATCTGGTCTGTTTATTGAATAGTTACCTAATAAAGAGCCGGCTGCATCGTAAGTAAATATATCAATCTTATTTAACTCACCTATATTTTCTTGACATAAAACATAAAGATATTGCGAGCGGTCTTTGTATGTTTTACTAGGAAGTAAAGTTAAGTAAACTAAATTAGGTATTGAACTATCATAACAAAAGTAGTTAGGTGAATAAGGGGCGATATATTGTTTGTCAACTCCTGCATTCCAAGTAATATAATCTTTATCAACTCCTGCAAAGTAAGTTGGTACGGTTGCAACGTCATAAGTTTCACCAACATTAAAACGAAACTTTCTAGTTGCATTAGTGCATTTTTGCCAACCGTACAAATTAACGGGAATATAGTTAACCATTAATAGTTGAACATACGCTTGTAAATCCATTACTAATCTATTGTTAGGGTCTGGTTTTACTTTGATAGTATCAAATGTATAAGAGCCTGTTACATCGGTTAAAACGATTGTATAATAAAAGTTAGGCTGTATTGTTTGATTTGACGTTGCAACTACCCAATTCTCATTATAGGCAGGTGTTGGTGACGTTGGGCTTGATTGTATTGTTATTGCCATTATACTACTGTTACTTCTTTACCTATTAATTTAGATATGTTAGTTAATAAATCTTTTAAATCCTGAGGATTAGAACCTTGCTCTACAAAAGGTTTAGGCTTAATTCCTTTTTTACCTATTGACCTTGCCACTATAAAAGCAAACTGTTTCGCTGCTTTTTGGAATGGTAGCTTTTTAACTATTCTTTTAGTAAACCCTTTCTTTTTATTATATTCGATTGTCATATCGTATATAATGTTAGCAGGGTTTATTCCGTTTTTAGCTTGCCACTTTTCGCCTAAAGCTTTTGTTGGTGGCATTTTACCTTTCTTTCTGCCATTTTCAATATAGTACCAATAGTCTTTATCGGCATATACACCAAGCGTTACCTTGCCAACTCCATAACTAACCCCACCTTTAAACCTTATATCTACTGCACTTGGGTTACCTCTACCGCCTTTTTTAAGAGCGTCAAATAAAGATACCTCTAAATCCTTTGCCCACTTTTCAGTAAAGTCATTTAGTAATTTATCTATTTCTTCGTTGACGTTCAATTTCTTCAGCCTCCATTTTATTCTTATCCTTAAGATAAGATAGTTCATTTAATAATCTTATTACACCCCACTCATGCACATCGTCTTCTGTTATTCTATTAGCTTGGGATACCTCTTTAATTATGTGAATCCATCCCCAAAAATCGACAAACCTTTCTCTCTCAGTTCGGTTTCGATCTCTTTGTTGATCGTCTTCATCGCTTCTACCCCCTCCAAATAATCCAAGGTATTTAGATTCCAATTCGCCAATACTTCTAAGCAAAAAAAAACACTTGGTTGTGCTATCGACATTGGTGCGTTTAGAAACTTATCTGCTACCTCAGCGTGTTTGTTACCATCGTATTTGAATGATAGGTATTGAGCAGGCTCATAAGTTAAGGCACAAAGTTCGTGTAGTTTATTAGGAAAGTAGTCGGGCTGCTCCATTAACGTTTTAATCGTAATGTAACGAGCCACGTTTATATCGTTTACCGAGCGTGATGCCTTGTAAAAGTTACCACCTTGCCATGTAATTAACTTAGGTTGTGGTTTATACTTAACAGATTTTAATAAGCCGCAAGTAAAAGACTTAAATGATACTTTAGGTTGGATGGGTTTGGTAAGGAATGAAAGGCTTTTAACTAAGTACTTGTAATGCTTTAAATCTAAGTTTTCAACTTCGTCATAGGTTTTGCCGGTAAAGAATGAAATGATACGTGACCAATCTACTTCGCCCTGTAGGTGGGGATAGATGGTTTGGTATTGTTCAATGGTTACTTTATTCCAATTAAAAGGTATTGTCATATACCTATTAAATACTAAAAAAGTTGATTTGTTTTAGGCAAATGAATAACGACCTGAACCTTTATTTATCTTATTAAGAGCTACATAACGAATAGCATCAATAGTGTGATTGTTAAAATCAACGGGTATATTTTTACCATCTATCCATTTATAGGACCTAAACTCTTTTATGGTATAAGTTGACGTTCGGGTTATGTTAATCTTAAATTGCTTTAAAGTGTCTATTGAATTACGGATTGAGTCTGCTCCTTTGTTAGCCCCTTGAATATTAAAACCTGCCCTTGTTAAGTCTTCAATACTTTTAGGCTCAGCACTATCAGCAACTATTGGCATGGCTCTTGTTACACCTAACCTTGTTAATTCGTTTGCAATATCGCTATTTGTTAATCCTGTGCGATATAACAGCTCGTCTATGTATATCTCACTATTGTATCTAAATACTTTTATAACCGTTGTAGGGTCATTAGTAAAGCCAAAGTCCATACCTATTCCAAGTAACTCAGCACCCAAAGGAATGTTATCTACAATATCAAAGTTTCTAAAGACTAAGCCCTCTATTTTACCAGTCATGCCACGAGCATAAACCTTGAATAGTTCCATGTCTTTAAACCTTAAGCCCTCTATTTTATCTCGTATCTTTTGAGCAACAAAAGGATTGTGCCGGTGGTCGGATATGAATAGTTTAACGCCATCCGTACCTATTAGATTTTCATGCACCCAGAACTCAGCGTTTGGATTGTAGTCGATATAAACTTGTTTACGGGTACGCATATACAATTCGTTAAATATATCGTATGTTATACCCTGCGCTTCGTTTATGAATAGATAATCCCTTTTACCAGACTTCGCACCTTGAGCGGTCTCATAGCTTTTAAACTCCATTACAGAGCCATTAGCAAATTGAAAGATACGGTCTGTTCTATTGTAGTCTGCTATCTTATGCCTAAGTTGTTCGCTATTGTTGTAGATATCTAAGGCATCACGTAACGCCCCGGCTTTTAAGTTAGGGATTGATTCACCAACAACTGTGATAACTATTGGCGATTGAATGGCTTTAGTGAATAGGACTTGAAGTATTGAATATGTTTTCCCAGACGAAGATCCTCCTTGGTTTACGAGTACATCTTCGGTAGCAAAGTAATTAGCTTCATATAGGCATGAGGTTTTAAACACATTAATCTAAACTAATATCCTTTTCATTACTACTAAGTGGCGAATCGCTTTTAATAATCTCAACTGTTGTATTGAGGTTTGTATTCTCATTCTTAGCTTCGACCTTATCAGTCATGCCTAATTTATTCTTTGCATAGAATATTCCTTTGCCCTCATTAGCTACAATATCAACAGCTAAAGAACAAAATAAATCGTCTATCTTTTTTATAGTGTTACTTTTTTGCTCACAATCGCCTTTTAACCACTCGTAATAAGTCTTCCTAGCAATTGTATCACCCAAGTTCATTGGAAGCCATATATTCAAAAAGAACGCTATTGTAGGTATATGCCTTTCCTTTTGGTTAACTATCTTTCCGCTACCTGTTGCCACTTCTTTAGAATGGTTTAAACATACCTCAACATATTTTTGAGCGTATTCTGGTAGGCTTGTTATAAATTCTTCACTTTTTGCCATTCTGTTTGGTATTCGTAAATATCCTGCATTAGTTTAAACATACAATTATCTCACCTAAAATATGTGAGTTTGCTACATCACAAGGTAGCGTCATTTTACTAAAGTCTATCATCTTAAAAAGTTATAGTTACTAATTACTTCATCTAAGATAAGGTTTTTATTTGACTTATCCCAACAATTTAATAAAAAGTTGCAGTCTGCTACGGGATCAGTCGTAAAGCATCCAAAGCGTAAACCATCTATTAAGGTAGTTCTTATTAATCCTTGCGCTCCATCTGTATAACAATGCGCTGGCTTTTGTGCTATTCTAATACTACCGTCTAACAATCTTTGTTGCCCAACAATCATATCATAATCATTTTGATACTTTTTAAATATATCGTAGGTATTGTGATTGAATGTAGTATCGTCATCTAAACCAAAAAAGAAACCATCTTCTAAATTATCTAAGGCTTTGTTAACTTTTTTACCTACTCCGCTTAAGTCATCAATACAATCAACTGTTAAGTAAGGAATATTATATGCTTGGCATTCTTTAATAAGTATCTCTCTGTGTTTGGCAATTACAACAATCCAATTAATATCTTCATAGTCGGGTATTGAGTCGGCTACTTTCTTAATCATTCCACTCCGGAATAAAGGTGTAAATATATTTAGTTTCATTCGTATATCCATTGTTGAGTTTCTATTGTCCACATCGAATAACATGGGTGAGCAGAAATATGACCTGTAAAGTCAAAGCACTTCATATCTTCGCCATTAACATAACCTATCCAACCTTCAGCATCATGCCTATTAAACACAGGGGGTGCTAACATTTTACGAACGTGAGATAATGAAGTCCACCAGAATGTACCGCCAAAAAAAGGACTACCTCTGTGTTCAACTGAATGATGTGATGGTCGCATCCAATGTTGACCAACTGCATCAAAGCCCTCATTTAGTTTTTGTACTGCTATTTGCCATTGACCAACGTTGTAATAAGTCATTGATCTTCGCCATGATTGATTAGGTTGTTCAGGACGTGATGAGCCTTTAGAGTGAGCATATAAAACATATCCGTCATTATCTTGGGCAAATTCATACATAGGTATTTGAGTAACCTGCTCCCAACCTGTATCGGATGTTGCTATCACATCAAAATTAATACGTTCGTTAATTAGGTATTGAATAACGGCTGTACGGTTATGGTCTGCCCCAACTATTCCAATACGGAACGCTGCAAGGTTATCAATAAGCCCCCATTTACGTAGGGCTTTAATATGTTCGCTAACTGGTTCTAACCATTGACCGTCTGCGTATATGTGGTAATAGTGGTAGAGTTTATTTGAATCGCTCATAAAGTTCTTTACGTTTATCAGTTAGCAAATTTAATGAATATTTTTTAGTATCTAAAGTTAATTGTGCAGCCGTATCTTTTACTAAGTTAGGATTACTTAGAATGTATTTTGACCATTCGTAAAAGTTTCCCCAAGTCAAATCAAAGCTATTCTTTTTAGTCATTAAAGAACT